TGAAAGTTGAAGCTGCGGGCGAGCGCGTCGAACAACCCGGCGCCGGTGGGCGGACTCACGATCAACTTCAACTTTCAAGCCGAGGGCCCGCGGTTTGGCGAAGTCGCGGCGGCCTTGGAGGAGCCTAACGGCAATGGCGACGGACACAAATAAAGCTCCCGCCCTGCCGCCCGCCACTGAGCCGCGGAGGGTCGGGTGAATTGGGAGCGCAGCCACCGCGCCGAGCCTCAGGCTGTTCGCATCGCTGACCGGCACTACAACCGGCAAAAGCCGGGGACGCCGCAGTTCGTGCCGCCTGGGCGCAACGTCGTGTTCATCACGCCTGACGAGTCGGCGCTGTGGGTCACCTCGTGGCCGTTCGCTGAGTATGTCCGTCACGCATGGCCGGGCGCGTGGGTCAACTCGCTGTTCCGGCGCGAAGGCGGCGCGCTCGCCTCGGACCTGATCCGCCAAGCGGTGAGCGCCACACGGGCGCTGTGGCCCAATGTCCCCGCGTTGGGGATCGTTTCTTTTGTTGATGCCTCCAAGACGCGCCACAAGCGCGATCCGGGGCGCTGCTACCGCAAGGCGGGCTGGCGGCACGTCGGCTTCACGCAAGGCGGGCTGTGGGTATTCCAGCAACTGCCTGACGAGATGCCGGAGCCGTGCGCGCCGCTGGGCGAACTGGCTCTAGTTGCTTCTCCCTCCGCCGCGCCGGGGGCGGAACGATGAGTCAGAGGACCGTTCTCCTGCTTTACGCGGCGGGCTCGTTCTGCTTTCTCGCCGGGTCGCTTCTGTCGTTGTACCTGAACGGGCGCGCACGATGACAGCGACTACCACCGCATTCTCGACCGCGTGGGCGATGCCGTCGCGCTGGACGTTCGCGATACCACCTGTGCGGGACTTCCTGGAGCGCCACACCGCCGGGTGCGAGCGGATTGTTGACCCGTTCTGTGGGCGGTCGGAGCTGGCACAATACCGCAATGACCTGTCGTGGGACGGCGGGCTTGAGGCAGAGATGTTCGTTCGGCATCTGGGGGCGCGCGGTGTTGTCGCGGATTGCGTCTTGTTCGATCCGCCGTACTCGCCGCGACAAGTGGCCGAGTGCTACCGCGCCAAGGGGCGCACGGTCACTCAGGGCGACACGCAGGACGCCGTGATGCGGAAACGGGTACGCGCCGCGCTCGTGGGCATCCTGGAGCCCGGCGGCCTCGCACTCTCGTTTGGCTGGCAGAGCAACGGATTCGGCCGCAACTGGGAGACGCTGGAAATCCTCCTGGTCCAGCACGGCGGCGCGCATAACGACACCATCTGCGTCGCGCAGCGGAAGCCGGTACTGCCGCTATTCGGGGAGGGCGCTGCAGCATGAACAACCCATCCATCCAGCGCCTGAGCGCGACGTTCACGGCGCTGCCGCGGGCGGGCGCGCTGCCCTTGCCGGACGACCCGCGCCAGCTGCTCGCCATCGTCGCAGAAATGCTGGCGACCGAGGCCGGCCAGCCCGTGCGCGTCACGTACCAGGTCCTGCGCGGCAAGGCCGCCGTAGAAGCAGCGGAGGGCAGATGAGCAGTGGCCCATGTATGTGCGGTGACTTGTTCTGCGGCTCGTGTGGCCCGGCGCAAGGCAACACCCGATGCGATGAATGCGGACGATGGGCTGCTGATGGCGGCTGTGAGGATGAAGCGAAGTGCGCGGCGGCAAGCGCGGTGCATAACGAAGCCGAGTGGCAGCAGATGCAGGATATCGAGAGAGCGGCTCGTGAATACTTCACGGAACACCCCTACCCCGATGACTGATTCCAACCAGACCCCGAACGCTGCCCAGCAGGCCGTTGAAGCAGCTACCACCGGAGACCCCCATCATGACTGACCCTAACGAGGTCGTCGACAGAGACCAGCTTGACGCTCGACGTTGGCGCGCGTTTCTCGCGCACGCGAGTGCGGGCACGAACGAGGACGGCGACTTGTCCATCGGCACGTCCGTGCTCGCCGCCGAGGATATTTGGGCTGATTACGCCAGTGACAAGTTGGTTGGCGATTTGCCGCCATTTGTGAGGCGGCTGGTTCGGGAGGGCTACAGCACCCAGCCGGAGCATGTAACCGCACTTGTTGATGAGTACCTACTGGCCTGACCGATGACTGATTCCAAAGACCGCCAGACCCCCCACGCCGCCCTGCTGGCAAGGCCGCAGAGAAGGCGTGGAGTGAGCGGGGCGGGGCTACCGGTGCGGCTACCCACTTAGCCGTAGACACCACCGTCGAAGTGGCGACGGGCGCAAGCCAGCCCGCTGGTAGCGCAGGTGCGGGTGAGAGTCCCGCGCAGGCCGGTAGTCCCGTACCCGCCGCACACCCTGAGGTACCCCGCGAGGAACGATGAAACAAAAACGGAGAGTCCCAATGGCCGCGAAGAAGAAACCCACAAAGAAGCCGGTGGTGCGCACGGACCGCCACGAGGCACTCGTCAGGCGGATCAGGGCGGTGCGCGACGATGCGAACCGGCGCGGGCAGAAGCCGCTCGAGGACCTGTGCGGGCTCTTGATCGAGGAATTCTCGGCGCGATGACTGCGGTCTCCGTCAACGTCGCGGCCCCGCTGCCGCTGCAGGTGCCGGTGATCGACTCGCCGGCGCGCTTCAAGGTGCTCAATTGGGGACGGCGCGCCTCAAAGACGCGCCTCGATCTCCACTGCTCGCTCTTCGGACACGGGCCGGAACTCGCGCCCAGGCGCCCGAGGTGGAAGGGACTCGTGCAGGGCCTCGATGTCGCCTGGGTCGGGCCCGACTTCCCGCAGCTGCAGGCGATTTGGGAGGAGGAGATTCGGCCGCGGTTCGGCGGCGTGGAGGGGTTCGTGCTGCACGAGGGCGATCACACGCTCACCATCACCGGCCTCGGCACGCTGTGGTTCGTCTCGTTCGAGAACGTGCGAAAGGTCCGCGGGCGCGGCAAGCAGCTCGCCGGCGTCGTCCTCGACGAGTCGGCGCACTACAACCTCGGCTACGCTTGGCGATCGGTGATCCGGCCGGCGCTCATGGATTGCGGCGGGTGGGCGATCTTCTCCTCCACGCCGAACTCGGGGCCAGACGGCGCCATGACGGACGCTGGCCAGCGCATCGTTCCGTCGTTCTTCAACCGGCTCTGCGTCCAGGTCAAAGGCGGGCTCCGCGGCCCTGAGTGGCAATACTGGCACGCCGACGCGCGCCAGAACCCGGTGATCGACCCCCAGGAATTCCGCGAGCTCGTCGCCGAGTATGACGCGCAGTCGGAGGTGGCGCTCCGCGAGGAGGTGTACGCCGAGCTTCTGGTCGGCGGCGCTGGGCTCGCGTTCCCGAAGTGGGACGAGGCGATTCACGTGCGCCAGGCCGAGCCCGGGCCCGACGCCGAAGCGGGCGCCGGCATGGACTGGGGCCACGGGACGCCGGGCTGGTTCGGGATGGTGTACGCCGAGCCTGACGGCCGTCTCCTGATGCGCGAGGAGTGGTACTTCAAGCGGTTGAAGGCCAAGCGCGTGGGCTACGAGATCGGGAAGCGCTGCATCGCGGCGGTCGTCGACGGTCGCCGACGCGCGCCCGACGTGATCGCGCTCGATTCGGCGTGCTTCTCCGTCACGGGTGTGGGCTCCACGATCGCGGAGAAGTTGACCGAAGGCCTCGAGCTCGCGTATCACCGCCACAACCGGGACGCCGATCGCGAGGGGCCCGAGCTCGTACCGCCGACGTTCATGCCGGCGCCCAAAGGGCCCGAAGCGATCCGGACGCAGAAGGTGCTGGTGCACGAGGTGCTTGATTGGGAGCGGGACGAGGACGGCGTGCTCGTGGACCCGCCGCTCTTGACCGTGCATCCGGAGTGCAAGGACTTCCGGCGCACGGTGGCGGCGCTCCTGGAGGATCCAAAGAACCGCAACAAGTTCGACTGTTTCGTCGCCGGCACGCTGGTCGAGACGATCGACGGGCCGGTGCCGATTGAATCAATTCCGGTCGGCACGTTAGTGAAGACGCCGGTTGGCTATCGGCCCGTCACCCATGCGTATGTCAGCGGTCGCTCCCCCACCGTGCGCGTGCACCTCGCAAACGGCAGCGTGTTGGAGGGCACAGGCCATCATCGCGTGTTCGTGGAAGGTCTCGGGTTGGTTGCGCTCCGAAACCTAACGCGGGGCATGACACTGACAGGGAAGATCACTAGATTGTTTCCATGCGACGACCCCGTGAGTGCGTTGTCTATCGCGGCACCAAGTTTTTCCTATGCCGCCGCGGCGGCTATTGGCGAACCGTCAACCGGAAGCGCGTCCGACCTCGCGCCCTTCTCCTGCACCGAGAGGTCTGGTGCGATACCCACGGACCTATCCCGCCCGGATTCGTGGTGCACCACCGCAATCACGACCGAGGCGATAACCGCCTTGAGAACTTGGAGCTCATGGCGCGATCTGCGCACGCCCGACTCCATGTCCGTGAGCGACTGGCTGGCGGTGATCTCGCTCGAACGCTGGATCGTTGGCGCCGAAGTGCCGGGGGCAAGGCCACGCTGCGAAGCAATGCTCGCAAGATGCGTGAACGCACTCCCCGACGAAAACTTGCGTGCGCTCATTGTCGAAAGCTTGTTGCGGCAGGATACCCCGGCCAACGTTACTGCTCGCGTGAATGCGCCGAGCACGGGCGCGCCGAGCAAAACCGGCGAAAGTGTGAAGTGTGCGGGATCTGGTTCCCGTGGAAGAAGACCACGCAGCGACCCACGCGGACTTGCGGTTACCGCTGTGGCTGGGTGCTCCGAAAAAAGGCCCGTCTACAACCTCACCGTTAGGCAGGCGCACCTGTTTTACGCGAACGGCGTCCTCGTCACAAACACGAAGGGCGAGGACCACGCGGTGCAGGGGTTCGCCTACTTCCTGGTGCTGCGGGCGCCGGACGCGACGGACCACACGGCGCAGCGGGAGCTGGCGGCGGTGCGTCGCGAGCTGGACGAGGCGTCGAGGCACGAGTCGGAGGAGTGGGAGAAAATTGAACGGGCGTAAAACAGG